TGGACTGCTGGCATACCAGCGTTTGAGCATTATAAAAACGCTGTGGGAGCTGATCTATGGAGACAAGCGTGGTCGAGTGTGAAATACCCATTAGCTACGTAGGAAAAACATTAGTTAGCCATAATTGGGCTAAAGCGTTTGCCAAAGGGTGCAAAGGCAGTATTCACTTTAATAAACAGTATCAAGGTGGTTCAATTGCTATGTTTGGCGATGAGACGTTGCTAAAAATCAAGAATCAGGCAATAGAGGCTTCTCAAAACTGGTTCTACGGCGATAAAGCGTACTTTGGTAGGGGTAAGTATTACCGAGTCACAAAAAACGCTTATATGCACGATGCTCAAGGCGTAGCGACATCCGCTAGATTTGACAAGCTAAACATACAGGTACAGAATTGGAAGGTAGGCGACAGAATACTTATTTGCCCACAATCTAATGATTTTCATGTGCGACACGGATTAACTCAATCACAATGGGTGGCGCAAGTTAAGAAAACTCTATCCAACTACACGGATAGGGATATTATTATTCATACCAAAACTTCTGGCGATGCTGAAATGATGTTTAGAATGAGGCTAAAAAATGTTTGGGCAACTATTGTTTATAGTTCAATGGCTGGGGTGCAATCGGTTATGCACGGTGTACCTTGTTTTGCAACAGATTGCACCAGTACGGCGGCGCAATTCGGAAGTACAGACTTATCGCTAATCGAGACGCCCATCAAACCTGACAACAGGGAAATGATGGCTTGGGTATTAGCAGATAATCAATTTACGCTTGAGGAATTAGCTTCAGGCATGGCTTGGGAGAAGGTTAAATGATTAATTGGCGTGGGCTTTGGTTGCCCGAAAACGAAACACATTTGTTAGGTTGGATGAAAGCCAATGGGCATTACCGAGACGGTGCGCCTACTTATCAATATCACAAGTATGAGGAAGCCTTAAAGCAATGCAAGCAAAAGCGCGTAGCGATTGACGTGGGTGGCAATCTAGGTCTTTGGTCAAGGGTAATGAGCCTTGATTTTGAGCAAGTCAAAGCATTTGAACCCGTAGCAGATTATTGCGATTACTTTAAATTAAACGCACCTAACGCTCAGTTGTTTAATGTGGCATTGGGTAACGAGTCAGGCTCAATCACAATGGCTTGTGCGACCAATGGCTCATGTGGGGACACCTCACCTATGACAGACCCCGAAAACGAAATCATAGTGGCTGAAAACGTTGAGATGATACCGTTAGACGCTTATAACTTTAAGAACGTAGATTTTATTAAGATTGATTGCGAAGGGTATGAGTTAAACGTGCTAAAGGGTGCGATTGAAACGATTATTGAAAATCAACCCGTAATTATTGTTGAACAAAAGCCTGGTCACGGGCAAAAGTTTGGCTACGCTGATGACGCCTCCGCTCAATACCCTCAAGAGTTTGGCATGAAGGTGCATAAAGTCATTAGTGGCGACTACATAATGGTCTGGTAATGGGTTGGGGCGATGAGTTAATGGCTGCGGGGGAAGCGCAAGCCTTGGGTGGCAAAGTTGGCATTTACGACAAAAGTGGAAGCCAAAGATACCATATGGCATGGGAAAATAACCCTTATATTGCTAGGTTAGGCGAAGCGCACGATAAGAAACTCGTCAACGCACCAAGCGCTAGACCCTACGTTAAGCGAATCAATCATATGGCATGGGAATGGCAACCTTACAAGCCAAAACCTGCCAAAATGTACTTTTCCAATGCTGAACTTAGGTTTATGGAATCTTTACCCGTCAATTACGTGGTAATAGAGCCTAACTTAAAAGATAAGGCAGAATCGGTTAATAGGCAATGGAATTGGGAAAGATTTATAGAAGTATCTGAATCAATTAACATTCCATTCGTGCAATTAGGCAAAACTAAGCCTAAAATGTTACCTAATGCCAAATGGATTCAAACAGATAACCCAAGGTATATGGCAGGGGTAATGAAGATGTCTCGTGCCTATATTGGGCATGAAGGTGGTATGCACCATACCTCCGCTGCGGTGGGGCGACCTGCTGTGGTGATTTTTGGTGGATTTACATCACCATTAGTCACAGGGTACGAACAACATATAAATATGTCAGATAATACGCTTGGCTGTGGTAAAAGAGTAAAATGTAATCATTGTGAAATCGCCATGAATAATATCAAAACTGAAGATGTTATTTATGCTTTAAGAGGTATATTAAATGTCTGATATTCTATATCGTGGCGCACAAAATGCTGAAATGAAACTTGTGCTAATGCCAGATGGCACTTATGCTGAACGCTTGTTAATCGAATTACCACAAAAGTTTTATACTGATGATAATGGCGATGACGCTCGTATACGGGTTGACGTAGGACAAACTGGCTTTTTCGCAGGGCGCGAAGCTCGCACTTTTTACGAATTTAGTATTGCAAGCGGTGCAACACAGGTTATTAAAGTTGTTGCGCCTACAGACACGGTTGTTCAACAGTTATCAGTAGATTTGTTTTTGGCTGAGATACGTTTAGAATTAGCCGTAGGTGGCACAGAGGGCGGTACGTTTGCCACACCTTTACCTATTTTTAAAACTAACACGATGTCAACCGCTTCAAGTTATGTGCCACAAGTTACAATGAATCGAGGTGGTACGCATACGGGTGGCACAGTTGTTGATTTAATACAAACAGTAACCGATACCAATCCTAACAAAGCTACACCCGCAGGGGCTAGTGAAGATTCGCCACAGGGTTTTGGAGCAGGTACGTTTTACATTCGCTTAATCAATACTGATGGCGCAACGGCAACGGGTATTTTTCGCGCTCGATGGGAAGAAAGGCCATGACATATTTAATTAAGACAAGCGAACCAACCGATGAACCAATTAGTTTGGCTCAAGCACAGTTGCATTTGCGCTTAGATACAGAAGGCTCACCCGCCTCGCATCCCGATGATACTTTGGTTGATATGATGATAACCACTTCTCGTGAGATGGTCGAGAAAGACACGGGCTTAACTTTACCTGTTACCGAGTATCAATGTAAATCGACACCCGTAGATGATAAGGTGAGCTTACAGACCTATCCTGTTACAAGCGTAGAAAGCGTTACCTACGAAGATGAAGATGAAGTTATACAAAGCGTATCGGTATCGGATTACTATGTTGATAACTTTCAGCGCCCAAGCGTATTAGTGTTTAGGCGCAATGTGCCTACAAAAGATGTGACTGTATCCTTTACGGCAGGGTACACAGATAATGATAGTCCTAACCCTTTTCCGATGCCTAAGATATTAAAGAACGCAATGTTGCTTATGATTGGCAATTTGTATGAAAATAGGCAGTCAGTAGGCAGTTATGAGTCATATACAAAAGATATGAATTATGAATATGCCGTGCAAAAAGAACGCATTAATATAGGTTTGTAATGGACATTGGCAAACTAAACAAGCGCGTTGAGATACAAAGCCAAGCGTCAACTTATGATGGCGCGGGGCAACAGGTTGAAACTTGGTCAACGTTTGCTAAAGTTTGGGCTAATATTAGGCACAAATCAGGCGCAGAAACGATTAAATCAGACGCGGTGGCATCAATAGTCAAGGCAAGCATACGAGTGCGCTACAAGGCGGGTATTAACGCGGGTATGAGGGTTATTTACCAAGCCTCTACATACAAGATAGAGGCTGTATTGCCTCACGTTGATGATAACCGTTACATTGATTTAGTCGTTGAGTTAATTAACGGAGAATCATAATGGGCGTGAAAATGACCATGACGTTAAATGATAAATTTACTAAACAGCTTAAAGGTTTAGAGCTGAGTGTTGAAAAAGATATATTGCGCCCCGCCGCTCGTGCGGGTGCTTTAGTTTTTTACGACTTAATTCATGCGAATGTGCCTTACAAAGACGGCAAATTGCTTAATGCGATTTATCACGCTTTTATGAAAGAAGAAGAAACCAACTCATTTAAGTCGTATCGAGTTGGCGTGAATGGCGCAAAAGGTTCTTCTAAAATATTAAATCAAGATGGCAATGTCACAAAGACTAGACCTGCCTCGCATTGGTGGTGGCTTGAGTTTGGAAGAATGGTTAGATACGCTACTAGAGAAACCAAAGATGGTTTTGTAACATTGGTTCGACCTAGTAGGATGAAAGATAAGCCACCAAACCCTAAAAAAGCAAGTCAAGCGGAAATGGATGCTTATTATATTCC